AGTGTCAAGTGATACAGCGACTGTCATTACAGCAGCACTTGCAGGTGTTGCTACGATTGTGCCCAATGTCATGGCTGCAACCATGGCAAGAGCGATTTTCTTAAATGAATTCATTTTTCTCCTTGTTTGATTAAATTAATTTATATTCATCTAGGAAATCTCTGATATCTTCAGGAATTTCCTTAGTTTCTAATTCTACCACATCCCTTTGCTTTTGTGCAAGTCGGGATGCAGTAGACCAAGTATGAATCTCAATCTCTAGATTAGAATCCTTACTTGTATGGGATATTGCTCCAAATACCGCCCCACAAACAGCATCTGCCAAGTCCTTAGATTTCTTGCGTGGATGGTCAACTCTATTATTTTTCATAATTTTAAGTTCACTCATTTCTTCAAGCAATAAAGGAATCATTGGCATAGCAACTCTTTCCTCATAGATCATCATTGCTAAATCTTCATAATGTTTTTTAGCAACAGAAACAGTATCAGTTCTTATACCAACAGCTTTTAGTTCATTTTGAATATCAAATGATTGCCAACGGTCAAACGATACCATTCCAATATTAAATCCTTCTCTGCGAAGGTTTTGTATCCAAAGCTTTACTTCAGATAGATTAACAGGGCCTTCAACTTTTGGTTCCCACCAAGCAACAGCATCTACTATTACGATAGGTGCAACTTGCTCATAGTCTTTGATAACCTGAATGTTAACCCACTTATCCACATGCGCAATCGCAACGGCACACTTATCGTGCTTTTGTGCAAGGTCAGCATGAACATAATAAGTTTTTTCTGGATCTGGAACAAAGCCAGGATCAAATCTTCTATGACTATCCACAGGGTTTCTTAAGGTCATACATCTTTCTAATTTATCTTTTTGTTTAAAGAATGCATCTGATGAATATGTTGGGGTACAAAGAAAACGCATCATTGCATCCCCCATATCTTTAAAGAAAGACATTTTAAAATCTTCAATACTTCTAGTAGGATTTACTTCCCATGTAGGTCTTTTTAATGCGTAGACCTTTGGTATTTTATATGCAGTAATATGGTCTTCTTCCCATACAATTTCTAATTGATTATCTGGATCATCAGAAGGAAGGTCTGGATTAATTATATACCTATGTCTACGTTCTATTATATCTTTATCAGCAATTACATCATCATACCGCTTTGAAATAAAATCATTTTGATAGCGTGGAAATGAAAGTAAAACTACCTTACCAAGATCAGGGAAACGAGAGTCTACTGTACCGCTAAATGCTTTGTAGATATTTTCAGCAGTCTTGCCTTGATCATTTCCTGTTCCAACTTCCGATGCAAAACCAGAAATCTCATCAAGGACTGCCATGATCAAGTTTAAACCCTCATGTGACTCACGCTCTGAGTGACCAGAGAAAACTGTAATTGCCTTATCAAACTCAATGCTATCTACTTTTGAATTATATTTACCAGCAAACCAAGGAGACCTTTCAATCTTTGATTTAAAACCTTTAAAGAAAACATTCTTTGCTTGTTGAGCATTAACTGCAACGTTAATAATATCAATAGCATCTCCAGATGGTTTTCCATAGTATCTTGATGGGTCTTTAAGGCATAGTAATTTATATACTACATATGCACAGGCTACTGTAGAAACAAAATCTTTACCGCTTCCTTTTCCAAGTTGTAAAATAATTTCATTTTTTGTATATTTATTATAATATTGAGAGCCATCTACGGCACCCATCAACTCTTCTAAATCTTCTTTTTTATAAATTTGGCTCATTGCTTCAACAATATCATATTGTATTTTAGATAGTGGTGGTTGACCAAGAAACTCAGGGGACTCTACAAATGTCTTAGCATCAACTGGAATATCATTAAAGTTATTTTCTTTTAATACTTCTATAAAATCATTGAACATGGCTGACAACTGTAATTACCTCTCCCTCTTTTGCAATAGAAGAAAGCTTTTGCATAATTAAATCACGAACTTCTGGGTGTGATGAAGCAATATCTCTTAGTATTCCAACAAGAACTTCTTGTCTTTTCTCAATTGCTACCATCTCTTCTGCAAGTTCTTTATTTTCTAACAAGCCAGCTTTTTGTAGCATGTCAATACGCCTAGATTCAATATCCATAACCAGTTTAATACCAGCAGTTTTTGCACCAAGATTATTTGTAATTGATGCCTCATCTATAACTTCGTAAGACCTTGTTATAAGTTTGCTATAGTGTGCATCAGCACCAGCCAGAGCATCCTTTGCACGAGCACGGATTGCAGCATTGTTAGATGCATTAGCCTTCCACTCATCTAGGTGAGCAACTACTCTAACTCTTGGCATACCCAAATCTTTAGCAATTTTGGTTGGATCATTACCCTTTAAGTATTCAGTAACTACATCATTTACTTCATCAAGATGATTTACTAATTCTATTTCACTTGACATTGTATTTACCTTCTAGTCTATTAATTTCATCTTTAATATAAAAGATTGCTTTTTCTAGATCTTGTATTGTTTTAGATTCATCTTTAATTCCTGCTCTCCACAAGTATTTAAAAGCATTGCCTACGTTAAAATTACGATGGCGTGTAATTTCTATACATTCAACCCCTGAAGCATCAGTTGTGTAGTGCGATGGATGATTGACTTGATCAACAGTTATATGTAGGTTTTCACTCATCGTCTTCCTCCCAATCAAATGCCTCTGGAATACTTTTTAGTGCAGCCAAAGCAAAGGTTATTCCTACTGCGCTAGCAACACCTACCGTAATAAATAATTTTTGAAATTTATTCATCGCTTTGATTTCCTTAATCCAAATTTTGCAAGATAAACATAGATAGTTTCCAAACTGACTCCACATTCTTTGGCAATGTCTTCTGGTGATTTTTTATCAATAAGATATCTTTTACGCATAAAAGTTTCACTTGTATATAGTTTTGCCATTACTTATCTCCATTAAGTATAGTATGATTATAACATTTTGTCAACCATATTTTAAAATCTTTTATTGATAAATCATGTTTTGCATAATTACATATTGAACAACAGCTTACACTATTTTTAACACTATATCCTAAACTATTGTCCACCCTGTCTAATCCGTGATAAAAAGGACTTCTATCCCTAAATCCTGGAGATTTTGGAGGCAACGAATTACAATAAAAACATTTATCTTGTGCTATTAATTTGAATTTATTTATTGTTAAATCCCATTTTATATTTCTAGTTTTTGCATTTCCTTTTACCCTATTATAAATAAAAGTAACATTTGCATCACGAGAATCAATAATGCATTTAATACAAGACCTATTTTTCATTTTTTCTAAATCAATACCTCTTTGAGTTGATAAGTGTCCACACTCTATACACTGAACTTGAAATAGTGATCTTGGTAATGATTCAAGAACTTTTCTTGTTCCTAGGGTAGTCCCAACAAGATAGTCATACTTACTAGGTTTACGCTGTTTTACTATAGGTAGTATTTGTCGTGTTCGCACTACATAAGTATATCATGTTAAAACAACTTTGACATATTATTAATTGCATAAAATCCTATACCTATTGCATCAGCCACATCGTTATCTGTAATATTTTTATCATATTTAAAATTAACAAATCTAATAGTCTTTTGTTTTCTTATTTCTCTTTCATTAGATTTGTGCCATGCTTCTGATTTATTTATATTTTTTGATCTTAATAGAAATTTTTCTTCTTTGGATAATCTGGGATTTCCTAAAAATATTTGCCAAGTAATTGGGGGAACGCTTGATACTCTTTTAACACCACACATCCCAGCAGCGCCAAGTAATGCTCCTTGAACCAACGCCAAATCTGCAGCAACTTTTGGGGAATTCATTTGAACTGTTTGCTCAATAACTATAGCCTCAAAATCATTATATAAATCAAAAAAACTTTTTGTTTTTTTACAGGCGTCCATAACTTTTTCATAAGTATTTTTACCTTCAAAGTTTATTTTTCCAACAGATCCTAATGTTTTTTGTTGAGTGTTAAATATTGCAAAGGCTAGACTATTTGTGCTTGCATCAATTGCACAAATTTGTTCTGGATACATTTCTAAACCCCACTTATTCTTGTTCATAATCAAAAAACCCCTTTACTTCTTTTAACATTTTTAGTACTGCCTTTTCACTGATATTACAGTTAGAGCAAAATCCAAAATCATTATAGATTGATAGCTGTACTCCACAACCACCCAAACATCTTCTTATCTTGCCTAATCTTTTTTGTCTTTTAGTGACTTGATATCTTTCTGCAATCTTATCTTTAGTAGCAAGGTCTCTGCAACCTTCACTACAATAGATCTGATAACTTACTTTTGGTTTAAAGTGAATTTCACATTCAAACCTATTACACCGCTTCACTCAATTCCTCCAGAGATGCAATTTTAATAACTCCCGCTTCAGTCTTATCACAATCTGATTTGAGTGGGCAGTTCTTGCAAATCTTTGAATTATTTCTATAGTTCTTCATTGGCAATTGTTTTTCTTCCCATGCCTTACGAACAACTCTCATCCATTCAAAAGCCTGATCTATCCAGTTAATGTAATGCTCATTAATTTCTACTGGTATAGCAAGTAGTTCATGATTGTTTTTATTTTCATAAACTAAAACACCTTTTGCTTTTCTAAGAACTTTCATATAAATAAGCAACTGAATAACATGTCCAGCCTTTGGCTTATTTGTTTTCTTTCTATATTCAAATACCATTTCATTTGTTGTCTTAACTTCTACAACAACATCTTCATCTTGCCATCTAACAAGACCATCTACTTTGCCATAGATTGGGGGATCTGATTCACGTAAATCAAATTCTGTATCAATTAATATCCCAGAACCAGCAAAGGCTTTTCCAAGAATACGATCATGCGAGATAATTCCATTAGTCATATTTGCTACATCATACGGAGTGGCATTGTCTTCAAAGTTGCCGCCCTCGAATGCTAGGTACCAATATCTTGGACACTCACCATGTCCGTATGCGATTGTAGATGGACTAAATGATTTTTTAGTTTGAAACTTTGTGCCACGATCTGCCAGGTACCCATTTTGAATAGTCTCAACAAACTTCTCTGTCTGAAACGTATCATTTTCTGTTGTAGGTTTTAACATAATCTGTTTTAATAAGCTTTTTGTCATTAGTAGTTTTCCTTTGTTTTATCTATTATATCAGTTAGCGCATTATGTATTTAAGCGCTGAGACCAAACTGTTGATTGCTTCTGCTGCTGTGTAGTAAATATTTTTCTTTGCTCTGTCACTTTTGTCTACATTTGTTAGCCAAGTTGCCTTGAATGACATTTTTGCTGCTATTGCCTGCAGCCTTACAATTTCTAAGCTTGCCACATGAGGTGGAATATCTGGTTTAATAATTAACTTAGCAATCATTGTTAAAGCAATAGTTAGTTCTTCATCTTGCATATAATCTGCAATCTCTGCTAACCCATTAACCATATCAATAGTTGTTTGCCCTGATTCATTTTGCTGTGTCATTGTCGTACCCCTCTGTTAACTGTTCTAACATTTCTACTTCAATTACTGCAAGCCTTACTTTTGAGTTACCATCTCCAAGTATAAGAAAAAGTGCTGGATCGTTGCCATTTCTAAGTGCATCTGTAACTGCTTTAGCCCAGATATCTTTATTTACTGTAATACCTTTTGGATATTCTTTAAAATCAACAGTAAAGTTTCTCCAAGTTGCATCACCCTTGTGTGTATTTCTGCCAGAGTTCTTGTGCTGTTTAGCACCTAGCCTCTTGCTTTCTCCTCTTTCACTCATTATTAAAGTCCTTTTTCTTTTTTTTCTTTGCATCAAGTTCTACTCTTGATATATGTTTTTTAGAACACATCCATGTAACATCTCCAGATTCATTCCAAAATCTTGCCTCTATGGTATTTTCTTTACATTTTTGACATATAAATTTACCAACAACTGGCATAAATTTTAAATCAGCCATTTGATAGTTTCTTCTTAAGACTTTCCTGTAGATCTAAATCTTCTTTTACTCTGTTAATAAAGCCTTCTCTACCCTGTACTTTTGTTCCATCTTCAAGTTGATACCAAGCACCAGTACGTGTTACAAGGCCAACCATTTCTGCTGTGTCAACTAGATCACCCACAGAATCAATGCCTACATCTTCTCCTCTAAAGTAAAAGTCATACTCTCCATTTTGAAAACCAGGAGATGTCTTAGAGAACTGTAGTTCCCATCTTACTTTTCTACCAATTTTTTCTTCAATAAGTTTATCTCCAACAGTAATCTTGCCTTTAATTGCTTGATTGTCTGATTCTGATGAAAACAATTTAATAACGCTAGAAGAAT